AAAGTAACCGACAACCTCAAAAAAATCTGTGGTTGTGGTCGTGTAAAAATAGTTACCTTTACCATTATTAGCAGAACCACTCCACGATCCAACTATCCTAGCCCACTCTCTGCCGTCTATTGAATAAACATCCTCCCCTTCAGTAGCAGTTTCCTGTTCTAATAACTGCCGACTTTGAAACATATATCTCTGACTCCCAAAGTGTGCGCCAATGCGTGGATCTTTAATAGGCTTACTTCCTTTGATGTCTGTGTAGTAGTACATCCGACCATCACTAGCCTGTACTGTCCCATACTTGCTAGAGGCAACAGTAGAACTGTTTGGCCCTTCCGTACTAGCTACAAGTGCATTCCCTGCTAGGTCGTTACCAGAAGAGGGATACAGAACCCCCGGAATGATGTGTGGAGAAGAAACATCTGGGTCAAAAACAGTACCACTTGCAAGTTTAGCAGATGTAATAGAACCATCTGCAATATCTGCCAGTACCTGTCCAGCTGCAATATTCTCATCGTTAATTGCGTTGTCTGCAATCTTAGTATTGTCAATCGCATCAGCAGTTATTCCTGCCGTATTGATAGTTCCTGCATCTGCAATTCCTGCTCCACTTGCACCAAGTAACGCAGCTAATTTTCTAGTATTTGTTGCCATAGTCTAACTATTTATGAAGATATCTTACAACCAAAGATGATGCCAAAGGAGGAGCACCCCCTGTCAAAGTGAGTGTCGTTCCTGAAACTGTATAGTCAAGTGTGGGTACTAAACATATACCATTAAGATGAACTAAGAGATCATCTGGAGCATATTGCTTTCCTGTCCCAGCTGCACTTATTGTCCAAGTTGTATCTGATACTTGTGGGGCTGTCCAACCAGAACCAGTTTGTGTAGAATCATCTCTTGTTGCAGTATTACTTAAATTTAATTTAGCAATTCCAACTGATGCATCTGTGACTGTAGGTAATGTACTCTGTTCCGTTGCAAGATGCATCACTGAAATGTTTGCACCAGCGGCAGGAGCTGTTGTAAATTGTACTTGTGCCCCAGCAAGTGTCCATGCATTACTTGAACCCTCTCTCTGAAAAACACCATCCACAAATACCATTAATGCACCAGCACTTGGTGGTGTAGTTGTAAGGTCAAAATTTGCTTGATTAGTAACTCCAGTAAATGTCTCTAACTTAGGATAGGTATTTGCATTATTTGCCGATGGAGTCAGTAATTGTTTTCCAAGGTATGTGACAAATATACGAGAACCAATTTTGATTGTCTGTGAAGATAAATTTCCAGTATTAGTACTAGAATTTGAAATTGTAAAAGTAGTTGAATTTGGTATTGTAGTAATAAAGGTATTTGCAGGAATATCTGCATGACCTGTAACTGGTTGACCTACAGTATAAAGTGAAGAATTAGCTACAGTAATTGTAGATGAAGTTGCATTAAAGGCTGCACCTGTATTTGTTAGTTCTGCAAGAGCCTCAGAGAAAGTTAACTGCATTGCACCAGCAGAATCTCGTCCTACTGAGTATGCATAGTCTGGTTCCTGAACAATACCATCAAGTGATACGAGTACTTGAGTGGACTGTACAACATCAAAATCCAAAGGATAAGAAGTTGCAGTTGTCCCTGCAATGACTTGTTTCTCAAAGACTCCGTATGATGGTGCTAATCCTATGTAACTTTCTGACATTTATTTTACTCTGGTTTAATTAATTTCATGGTGCAAACTCTTGTGCCATTAAAAAAGTAGGTGTACCAGCTTGATAGACTACAAATCCTGTCCCAGAACCTACCCTAAAATAAAACTTATAAGTTATTTGGGAAGTTGTATTATGTGCAGTATCATTATAAATAAAGTGTATATTTGACCAATGCCCTTCGCCGCCACCGGCAGAACTCCTTAATCTTATACCATGAGTGGAATGACCTAAGTTAGTTGAATCCCTATAAAGGGTATGATAATTGTGTCCATTATTAGTTCCATTATAACCATCACTTGAAAAAGTAAGCTGGATTCTGGAATTAGTAAAATGTGGAGTTATATTGGTATCATAATCACCAAAATGCGTAAAACTGGTACTAGATGTAGATTGTGAGCCAGTCACTGTTGTAATAACAGTTTGAAGTAAAGTTCCAGAAGGAGGCCCAATTTTTCCAGTTCCTACGTTATTTGGCAATCCTATGATTCCACTCATATTAGCTCCAATCTTGGTCTATGTAAGTTAAATGATAATGACAAGTTTTGTTATTACCTTCTATAAGTTTCAATATATGTGTTCCAGTTAGCACAAGAGGATTATCCCAAACGAATGTTGAATCCGTAGCAATTAATTGATCTATAAGAACATTAAAATTACTTGATCCAGTATGTATTTGAAGTGCTATTTTAGCATCAGTTGAATCTATATTACATACAACCAAAGTTTTAATGACATAAATGTGATTTGCTGTTCCTGAAAGTATGCTTACTGTTTGGTTTGTAATATCTCCTGCGATATTTTTTAAAACTTCAGTTCCACTTCCACTTGGTATGGCCATGTTGTTCTCCTTTAATTACCGAAAAATAATGCGTTTGTTAGTGGCCTCTGAAATGCAGATGACCCTTTATTTTCTACTATTTTATGAGAGGAACTGAACGCTAACTGTGATGAACTTCCACCTTGCCACTGAAATAATTTATCATTGGAATTGTGATAGGTGGACTGTATTGTTCCTCCTTTAACTGTGATTCCTGCACCTGTAGCTGTTGTGTCTGAAGGTGAAGAAACCTTTGCAATCTCTATGTTTTTATCTTCAACATCCAGAGTTGCAGTATTAATTGTTGTCTGTGTACCATTGACTGTAAGGTTACTTGTTACTGTAAGATTCCCAGCCATCGTTACTGTATCTGATGAACCAGAACCAGAAGATGAAACTCCCGCAATACCCGATGCATCAACATACGCTTTTGTAGCTGCATGACCTGTAGCTGTTGGAGTTGGAACTGTAACTGCCCCTGTAACCCCAAGTGTTCCACCTACTGTAGTGTTTCCAGTAAGTGTCGTTGCACCTGTAACTCCAAGTGTTCCAGCAACCTGAATGTTGGTATCCAGTTTTGCACTTGTTACTGCTTTATCAGCAACATGAGTGACTGTAGAACGTATTGTGTGATGATGAACATCAACTTCTTCACCTACATTTGCACCACTCGTTAATGTTAAAGTTGTTCCACTAACTGTATAGTTTGTTGTTGGTCTTTGATATACACCACCCAAGAAAACTGAAATACATTGTGCATTCAGTGGAGTTTCAGATAAAGTAAATGCAGTCTGGTTTGCAGTTGCAGTAAAGGTATCCACATTACCAGACTTCAAATTATCTGCGAGGGCAGCTGCATTTACTGAACCAGCAGCTGGAGTTATGTTTAGAGTACCGACTCCTTTATGTTGTACATAACATTCGTCTGTAGCTGCAAGATTGGTTCCATTGAAATTCAATACTCTTGGATTACCATTTGCATCAGCAGTAATCGTATAGGCATTGTTTGGTTCCTGCAATACGTTATTGACTACTACAGTAATATTGTCTGCATTAAAGCCAGGAACATCTTGAACCAAAGTATATACATCCGTACCTGTCCCTGTAACAACTTCTCGTTGAAACTGAGGACTTACGATATTCTGAGTTTGTACTCCAATATACGACATTTATTTTTCCTTATGATACATCTTCTAATACTGATGCAATACAGTCTATACTATTTGCAGCTGTACAATATGCATATATTTTATCATTTGAATTTGCAGCTGTTGATTCTAATACCAATTTCTGACCTGAGATAACCTTTAGTGTACCTCCAACTGGAACTGGTGCATCTTTAACTACATGAGCAAGATGAACTTTTGCAAACTCTACACCTGACCCGGCGCCATCAAAACTTTGTGGAGAAGTTGCACTTTTTGTTTCTGCAATCGTAAATGTTGATGCAGAAGGTATAGACTGTACATAATAAAATTTACTTGCACTGACAGCTGCATCTCCACTTGGAGGCAAGCTTGCATTTGTGAAACTAGGAGCTCCAGAAAAATTGAATAATACTCTATCATTTACACTCAAGTTATGAGCTGCACTAGAAGTTGTAGTAAGTACTCCAGTTGCATCTGTTGCTACTGCACTAATAACATGAGCATTTGATGATGTAATTGTTCCTGCCTGATCCTTAGTTTCATTTTTACTTTCATCCTCTATTAACACTGTAACATTAATACCAGCAGAACCTACATTTGCAACATCCAATTCAATTGCGATTGACTTCTTTGAGTCTGGAACCTTATATATTACAGTTGGTAATATACTGTCAGCAGATACATTTCTTATGACAGCATTTTTAAAATTATTGGCCATTGGTTAATCTCCAAGTTCTATTATATTTATCATCCTAATGCAACCGCCATCGCCGCAGCGAATCCTTGAGTTGATCCAAAATCTAAATTAGTGTCGCCTGGACTTACAAACTTTACTGAGTAAGTTGTGGAATCATCTGCGTTTGAAAACTGCACCCATGTTCCACTCGTAGGGTGTATTTTAGTTGACTGAACACTAACTAGACTTGTTATATTATCATTCAAAAAGAATGACATAGTATCATCTGCTGTTGTATCTGTGACAATATTGGTTGTGGTAGCACCATTGTAAATTCCAGTACCACCTTGTAGGGTCAAGGTTTCAGCATTCGATGATGATAAATACGATGTTGAACCATGACTGTTTATCTGTGCCGAGAGTTTCATCCCAGCGAAAATTTCATTAATGGCTCCTACAACTGTAGATGCAGTAGTATTAAGTTGATCTCCTGCATTGGTAACAGTTACGTTTCCAATGTCATCTACTATCCCATTGAAATTAACCCGAAAGGTTTCTAGGGTATTACTTGCTTCGGTAGTTCTAGTTGCCATTGACTTTGTTTAAAATTTGTCCAAGCATATCTTTCATCTCAGACATTTCTTCCTTAATATTATTTATTTCTCGTTCTTGTTTATCTAATCGGGAATGTCTCTCTTTTCTCTTGAGAGCTGCATTCATATAGATATCATACGCTTTAGAATCATTATTGAGAATAGCTTTACTATAAGTATCCCTCTTTAGGTGAGGTTGCTCTTGAACTATCTCAAAATCATGATCTGGTTTTAATCTTTTTACACTCCAGTTATCTCTACTCATATTGCAAGTGCAATCGCTCTAAAGTCCTTAATCATGGGTTGTTCTGTAGACTTGGTTCCACGCATCACCAATTTTATAGCAAATGCAATGAAACTATCTAACCCTGAAGACTCATAAGTATACTCTCTATAATCTAATACACTCTTTGAATCTGAAATTGTTTTATCAGCAGTCATAGATACCCACTCAATATCATCAAATGTTGAAGTATCGTCAGCACGCAATATCTTATAATACACATCAATACTTGCAGTATTAAAACGAACTGCATCAAATATCACTTTCAATGCGGTTGATGCATTTGCAAGAGTGATTTTTCTTGTAATATAAACTGCCTTATTTGCATCACCTGTAGCTGCGGTTGATGGATTATATGCATCTGAAAATGTAGAAGATGAATTTAATACAGCTGTTGAATATAAATCTTGATCTCTCTTGATATTGTTAATGCGATTCTGTACTGCAATCATACCCATTCTCTGAGTATCAATTACTGGTGAAAGATTCTCTACATCTGTACTTAATGTAAGTTGGGCTTGGAGAGATTTATTATTGGACATCTCCAAAGACTCATTTATAGTTGAAGCAATCATTACAGGATCTTCAAAGTAAATATTTTCGTTTGGTGTTATTTCCTTTGCATTTGTCCATGCATCCAAATTAAAAGATGTTTCAGACCCACCAGATGTTCCAGAATAAGATCCCGAACCAGCTGTGGCAGAAGCACTTGTTCCTGTAGTCGTTCTAACTTTTGTAGTAATATCTGTTCCAGAAACTTCCATCAACTGAACAATCAATTTCCCTGTATCCATCATATAATTTTCAGTAGCTTGAACTCCCGAACCCCCTGTCACCTTTGCATTGGCAGCTTTGAAATTGGCAGTTGGTGCATTAGAAAGACCAGTTGTATCTATAATATAATGATCCAACCCAACCTCTGATAAATTATTCTTAGTAAACGATCCAAGAGTAGCCAAGTCATAAGTATCACTACCTGTTCCAATTGGAGCTGAACCAACCAATGCACTCATTGTAACATTGTTTGTAGTTGATGCATACATTCCATGATTTGGATGGGACACTCTAATTTTCTTAGTGCCTGGAATTGTAGTTATAGGTGCAGAAGGCAATGTTGTTGAAGACAATGCTTGATTTTGCAATGTAACTGTTCCTGAAGTTGTACTAAAACTTGCACGATTGACTTTAAATTTTAAATCCTCCATTTGTGCAGCTGCCCATGTTGATGCATTTTGAGACTTAAATAATACACCGGCATAAGGTTGATCTGAAATTGTACGAGTTCCCCCAACCTCAGTATCTCCCATGTGGGACAACCAAATCAAATAATCCTGAGTGTTTGCCATGATGACAAAACAATATTCTATGTCCTGTTGTAGATATACAGGTGATGGAAACTTAAAATTAGTAGCAAGTGATGCATCTTCTGATACCTGAACTTCTGATGGTTCCACAGCAGCTTGTCCAAAAGGAAGAATGGTTGTTGTTGGATATCCACCCTTCATAGTACGAATCTGACATTGTGCTGGAACTGTTTCTGATTTGTTTTGGAAATATACATCAACTGATGTTATGAAAGCTCCTCCCTTTTCGTCAATCAAGAATGATTGTGCTACAGGGTCCCACCATCCAACTTGTCTATCTGAAGACCTTGTACTTGTAACTGTTCGTTCTTGGTTCAGAGTAACACGATTAACATCTGCATTTCTTGTTGCAATAATGGTTTCTTGAATATTATCCAGAAGTCCTTTTGCATAATATGTAGCCTCTCCAGCAGTTTGAGTATCACCTGAAAGAATTCCATTTTCTTGGTCTGAAGTCATTCTGAGAATTCTCTCTCCTACCTTAAATGCAGGATTTCCAGATACATTGGGATCTGGAATAGAAAATGTTCCTGAATGTCTTCCAGTTACTCCTGTAATTAAAGGATCACCCATTTCTGGAAGTTTATAGACATAAGTGTTAGCTGCAATTTCAGCATGAGTAGAACAACCTGTAAATGTTGTACTAGACTTACCACTATAAGTAATAGTTTCTCCATTAATAGAAAGAGTACCAGTAGAAGAAAACGCTACTGTAGATGTTACTGTAATAGTTGTATTATTTGCTGTTGATATTTCTGAGGTGGTTGAATAATAATTCACATAAGGAACATCAGGCGTAATATATTTTGATACGTTTATATTGTCAAAAAATGAATATAGTCTTGTTCCAGGCTTAAATACAGAACCATTAAACTTAACATCCTTTGCACGGCAGTAAGGTAGAATATCAGTACTTACTAAACGATCTCCCTTGGACTCATAATCAATCCTTGGAGTAATCTCTGTTCGTACCCCAGTTCTTGATAGTTTTTCTGTAGTAGTATTTACTGTAGTCTCCATAACCCTACGGAAAGGAACCTGAGCTCGAGCAGTTGCCCAAGTAGTATCCCTCCATTGAGTTACGTTTACATCTTCACCTGTCCAGAATGTCTCCCACTCATTCCAAACAGTATTAATTGCACTTCCTCCTGCTCTTGCAACAAAAGTATCGTAATTACCTTCCCTATTAATAATAAGGTTAGGCATTCTATTTGTGTCTTTCCAAATATCAGATGCAGGATCAAGATCCAAAGTTCCTATCCACGCAATCACATTAAATGGATTTACGTTTTCAATTCTGGAAGCATAAGGTTGATTAATAAAGGTTGTTTCAGTGTATGGAAGTGTAAGAAGGGCCCCTGTTTTCTGATATCCAGCAGTAGTCCTAAGAGTGTCCGTTGAAACAGATTCTTCCATTTCTATAACACGATGCTTAAATTCTGGTCTGAGAACTCCCTGAGCAAAGTCCATTGAACATTGATAATCAAGATGCATTCCATTCCCGACCTTATGTCCTGTGAAATTATCTACAATAAATCCGTTCTTAAATCGATCAAGGCCATCTGCATCCTGCATCTGGAAACTCTCAGTTGTCTTTTCCAACATATTCAACTGAGTATAATATTCCAAATTCTCTACACGATCTGCAATACTACCAATGTCCTTCATTGTAAATCGGCGATTCTTCTTTTTGAGAACACCAATATCAGAAGGTGAGAAGGTATATTGTGGTAACCTGAAATCAGCAAGATGCATTGCATCCTGTATAGGGGAAGGTTTCTCTGGATTCTCAGCTGCACCTCCAAGAACTGTCTTAAAGTTTCCTTCTGAATCTAAGAATAATGCACCATTCTGAGGTAGATAATAATCAAACGATGATAAGAACGTGTCATCTGATTTTGGTACATCAGTTAAAGAAGAAGAAGCTAATCCAAAATTTCTATATGCAAATGAATAAGGAGAAGTAGATTTACCTGTTCCTACAGTACAATGTGAACAAGCTAGTGCAACACCTTTCCAATCTGTCCCTGAAGCATGAATTACAGAATTTGCAGAGGAATACGTTGAAAAATCATAATCCCCAACTCTTGGTCTAAAATCTACAGCATCTCTTAAATCATATTCACCACTAGGTGATATAGTATCTGGATCTACCCTTTGTGCAGAATATAATGGAATTTCTCCATAATCAATATCAGAAATACCAGATCCAGTTGGATATGAATCCACACTAAAGAAATCTCCTGCACCATGAGTAAAATATTCATATACAATTGTAATTTGTCCATCTGGTGGTGCAAGTCCAGGCTTGCGAGCAATTCTACCCAAATCATAGAAGGTATCTCTCATACCATCATCAACTGTAAAATTACTTAAAATATTAGAATCTCCTGCAACTACGGCAGAAACAGTTTGAGAAGCTGGTGAACTTTGAGTTGTAGATAATACATCACCCACAACAAATTGGATATCTGTAAGATATGAAAGTGTAATTTGATTTGTTGATCCAACTGAACCACCATCAATAACTCTCGCAACAGCGCCCGAACCAGCAGTAGTAGTTGTTATCTTTTGTCCTGGCTGAAATAAGTCTGAAGCTTGAACTGTACCTCCACCAGTTGGACCATAAGTTATTTTTGGAAGGACAGGGGCAGTACTTGCATCGGCCCCTTCATATATTGCTCGGACCTTAAAAATGTCTGCGGTTCCAAGACAAATTTCATCATCTTGAAAATTAGTTCCCCAAATTCCACCAGTAGCATTAGTTAATGTTAGTGTCTTCATTGGTTGCAAGGTTTTAGTTTTTTCCTTCGCAACAGCCACAGCTACTGTATATGTCACCTTGAGAATTGCTTGTGATGATGGTAATGTAATTGTAAGACCTGTTCTGGAAGAATTAAATGACAATACACATCCAGACCCAGATTCCTCTGGGGCTAATACTGTTCCTATTGGATATGATGCATTAGATCCACCCACAACCGAAAGTTGATAATCATCAGTAGAAAAGGATGAGAAAATCTCTCCTTCAGCAAGTGAAATTACAGCAGTTGTAGAACTTGAAAAATCCAATGTTGTCTGTCTACGAACCTTGAGTGTAGTATCACTCAAACTATTCAATGAAGCTGATTTGAGAGTTTTAACGGCTTGTTTAGGTAACTTAGTAATCATTACCAATTCTTCTTGTTCCTCTAGTTTGGAACGAACTCTGAGAATTGTAGAACTAGTAACTGAAACAGGAAATTGTTCAACTGTTTTTAACTCTGTATCATTCGTAATAGACTTAACTTCCATTCGATGGACAATACCAGATGTATCTTGACATTCAAATAAATCCCCTACTTTTAGGTCTGATGTAAATCCTGTATTAGTTCCTTTAATTATATTAGTTGGTGGAGTGACACTAGTTGGTGTTGATATTGTTCCTTTAAGAGTCTTAACATCAGTAGGATAAACATTAGCCCAATATGATTTATCAGTAGTACTCTGTTTTGAATATAACTGATGAACATCACCCATATTATAATAAATTGCAGCTGCACCTAAAGAAATCCCTCCTGCTAGATCCCCTGTAACATTACTTGTAATAACATCAGTTGAAACAAAAGTTCCTGTAGTCTGAATCACATGAAAAGTTGTGCCCCTGACATACTTTGCACCTTCTCCCGATCCAGTAGTGTTACCCACTCTAATACTAACATACTTATTAGCTTGTAGAGTTGGTTTACTCAATGTTACATTAGTTGCACTATCTATAGAAACAATATAAGAATCTTCATCAATAATATCAAAATTATTACTCTCATGATCTACAATTCCTTGACCTGGCTCATATCCACCAAGACCTCCAGATATAGTAACAGTTGCATTTGCTGTACCTCCTGTACTCAATTCCGCTGTTGTACCCCCAGCAGAACTGCCAGGATGATTAACATGATCGGGTGTTTCAAAAGTTTCATCTTGTGGCGGGATGTATACAATACCAGTTGCACCTGAAACTGATCCTTTGATTCGGGCACCATTAGTCAACCATTTAGTAGCAGTGAATGGTGTTCCACAAGTAAGTTTGCACAACATCCGAACATCAAATAGATAATGTTGATGACGAGCTGTAGTAGGTTTGAATGCACCATTTATATAAGTGGCACTATTTGTTCCTGTATTATGTTCAAATGCTCTAGTTCGTGCAAGACCCAAAACATAATTCTTGGTATTTGGATATCCAATTCTACCTTCATCCTGTTTCCAGACATAAACTGTAGTTCCAATAGCATGATTAGTTGCGACACCACTTCCTAATACAGAACGAGCAGTAACAGTTATTGTTGCATTAGAATGATGAGTGCCTCCAAAACCACTACAAGTCATTAATTCATCCCCAACAAGAACAGTAAACCCACCAGAAATAGGTAATTGTGAAGTATCATGTACACCTATAGCTCCAGTACCAGTACCGGCTGCTGTCCTCAAAGTTGTACGAGGCATTCTATGTTTTCTAAGTTGAACTTCCTTGAAAGGATCAATACCTGTTTGTGAATCTATGTCTGGTGTATTGACTGTATTTTCAACCTGAAGATAGTTCCCTGCACTAAATGTTGTTGGATAATTTTGAGTAAAAGTTGTAGTCCTTGGTTTAGATAAAGGAACAAAAGTCTGACCAATTGTCTCAATTTCAAAACCACGAACATAGGCTTTACCAGGCGAAAGTCCGATTGCTAATTTGGTTGAATCACCACCCTCAGCGGCAGTATATACTCCGTTATTGAGTCCATCATCCAAGTGTTCTCTAAGATCCAGATTGAATCCCCTCACAACATAATCACCAGACTCATCAAAAGTTCTTCGTGCTAAAGTTTCTTCTAGAACTGAATAATCTGTACTCCGAACTGCTGATTGTATTGAACCATTTCTAACTGAAAGAAGTTCAATAAAGTCTGCATCATCAGCCGTTCCAAGAGATTTCTTTGTTAATGTAAGATCAAACTTGAGTCTATGTGCTCCTTTAGCAGCATAGTTTGTAGATCCAGTTGCATTATCTAAAAGTGTAGAATCCTCCTCTGGTGTTGATAGTGATTCCGATACCTGAAACCCTACACGATAAGAAGGAGAGTTAGTATACTTGTCCAGTATAATTGTTTGAGCATCACATTGAACAAAAGACCCCCGAATATAAAAGACCCCCTTCTGAACACTTGCAGAAGATCCTGTTCCACACGCTGAAGAAGCTAATGTTGTACATACTTGAGAATTAGCAGTAAATGTTTGTGAAGATCCCCCCGATGGAGTATAAGAAAAGGCGGTATCGACCTTCAGTCCCTCACCATTATCAAATTTGACTTTTGAGGTTCCTTGATCTGCGGTAGCAGTTGAAGTAGCTGCTGGAGTATTAGAAGATTCATATTTAACGAATAATGTAAGATCATCACTAGTATCAGCTGCGACACTCCCAACAACCTTTGCAATAACTCCAGAAGTCATTCCAGTAAGTTTTTTACCTACAAGAGATGTTCTGAAATTCTCTATAGTATGAGTAGTAGAACCATCAACAAATGTTGCTTGAAGTTTGACATAAGAATATGTAATATCAAACCCGACCTGGCCGGGAATAACAACTGCACCCTCTTTAAAAAAATGAGAACCTAGTCTTTCAATTTGATTTTGAAGAATTGACTGCATCTGAGTAAGTTCCCGAGCCTGAACCGAAAAGGCAGGACGGAATAATACCCTGTGAAAATTACTAGTTTCTACATAATCATCATAATAAGGAGAAACATTTAGATCGGTTTTTTGCATATTAGAACTCTACTATCAATTTAATATCTTCTGTTTGGTCACTGGCTCGACTGATGGGTTTTCGATTTTCCATATAGATGATATCTCCTGAATCTGGTTGCATTTCAGGATTTGAATATCCAGCTGTAAATGAAGTATTATTCAATGAAGAACCATAAGATGTGTCTGGTACACCAGTTGCCGTTGAATCAGCACCTGTGATTGTAGCAGTTCCACTGAATGGAAGTTTTTCTCCAGTTGAATTGGTCCCTTGATCTGTATAAGGGGTTTGGATATAAAATAAAATATTATTAGATGCATCAAATTCCACTACTGTTCCTTGTGGAGAGTGTGGAACACAAGTAGCGGTTCCTGTCATAGATCCAGTTGGAGTTCTCTGTGTTCCTACTACATAAGTGAATTGAGTTGTAGAAGTTACTGTGATATAGTGAGTTCCACGATGACCAGTTGTTGCACCTCCTCCAAAAGTTCCTGCACCTATAGTTACCAACTGACCAGTGGCAAATCCATGTGCAGCTGAAGTAGTTACTGTTAATGTACTACCACTTACAGTAATCCCACTTACAGTTGGAGTTGCAAGAGCTTGAGATATCTTTTCATCGACTGTAAAATTTCCAGAATTACTTGCGAGTTTAATTGCATAAGTTTGTCTTGCAGAAGTACTTGTATATGCACTTGTTGTACCATAAGAATATGGATTTCTTAAAATTCCAATCTGACGAAAATCATTGACTACACTAAAGTCATAAGTTTCTGTTTGTTGTAATTTAACATCCATCATTGCAAAATGACCCCCTAATTCCTTTGCAGGATTAGAACCATGTCCACCATCAGCAGGAATGATCACTTCAAAAACAGGATTAGTTGTCCAAGTTATTACTTGACTAGAGCTCGCCTGTAAATCAAATTGTTCTTTAATATCAGCTGCCAAAATAGTTGCATGAGTATACCCCGAACCATTTGCAGTAATTGAAACTGATTTAATCTCACCTGTATTTGCAGAATCCGTGACTCCACCAATAACTACACTACAAAGAGCTCCAGAACCATCACCACGAATTGGAACATTATAAACTGTAATATCAGCATTCTGAGTAACACCAGAAGATGCACCATCATTTGTAATCTTGACTACATCTATTCGTCCAGCGGCAAGTGCAATCCCCGACTCAGCGGCAGTTGGGGCCGCAATAAAGTCAGGAGTAAGAAAATTTTGAACCTGAGTTGTGGACAAAGTAAACATATACTTAATCGTATAATTTCCTGTTGTTATTGGAGCAGCTGAAGTTGATGTTGGAGTTCCTTCTGTTCCACTCCAAGCGGCCACTGTTCCATTTACTGCATTGTCCAGAACTTTGTAAACTCTGTATGCAGAGGTCATAAAGTAAAAACTGGAATCAAAAAGATTTGTTGCTCCAGAAGTTGCAACTTTATTTGCAGAATAATCTGGTCTATACATATCGTATGTTGTAGAACCAGAAATATCTAAATCCCTTCTGGGAATTGCGTGTGTAACACCAGTTGCATCAATCTTTTTCGCAGCTAACATATCATCCCAATGATATGCTTCTGTCTTTCTGGCATCTACTGGTGTAGGTGGTGCTGAATCTGTCCCTCCTGTCGTTCCAGTAGCAAAAGCAGATGGTCTACCAATATAAAGAAAATAATTGGTAGGTACAGCTTCTGAGAACGATTCCTTGAATTGTTCAGCGTTATGAAATCTAAATTTTGAAGTAATTATCGCAGGCATTTTGTATCCTTTACCTTGTTAAATTATTTATAAGAGTTACCTATGTCCCACTCTCGGCATCGAAAGATGGTGGGATAGTATTATCGTCAAAGGATGGCGGTTTCGTATTATCATCCCATGTATTGTAGTATGCCGTTCCGGCATATTTGATTCCTCTGATATAAGATGGTGGAGGCACATTCCAAATTTTATCTGCTTCCTTTGGTATTACATGAGTATTAATAGGAGTATCTTCCTCATAAGCATAATAACTCCCATCTTCCATCATAATATACTCAATATCATCACCATCTGATATTCCAAAAGCCCCTGTGGCCAATTCGACCTGAACTCTGGTAGATCTAACAATCTCATCTATCCTTACATCTGCAAATTGATCCAAAGTCATGTGTATTCCAATGTCATGTTCCCTAATCTGAATATTGGTATACCCCATAGTTGTATTATAAACCCCAGCCGATCCAGCAGTTACATTATCTTCTGCTGAATGAGGAGTTTGTCTTCTTGTTATGCCTGGATATGCATAAGATAAATCATTCTGAACAGGAGATGAATCTGAAGATGCATTTTGAGCCCACAAATATCTGGTTGCGGTCTTTTTGGTTGCACCCAATCCATACCTATTCTTTTGAAGACTTGCAAACCCACTAAGAACCTCAACTTGTATTGGAATATCCCAATGTGTGCTTAATGTAAGATCTCTAGTTGCATTATCAAATGGTGATGATGAAGATATCTTTGCAGTACCAGCCGCAAACACGGCAGGAGTTGTAGGTGTACCAGATACAGTTATATTAAGAGTATCATCAGTGACTGCAATAACATTATAGAATCCATTGTATCCTGTGGAAGTTACACCACTAACCTCCACTTCATCATTAACATCATATCCATGTGGCCCTGTAGTCTCAATAGTTGCGGTAGAACCAGATCTAGTGATCGCTTCTATATCATGAGTGAGTCCAATCTTATGAACCTTTTGACTATCCAATCTGGATCGTAATGTTGTTCCATCATCTACAGTACCAAGTTTTCTACGAATATGAGTATTAAGAACAGCTTCAAAGAGGCTTGCAAGTTCTGGTGTATAAGTAGAGATACCTGTAACTGGTATCGTCAGTTTCGTTTCGACTTTATTTGTAAGACTGACCTCACCAAAGACAGCAAACCCAGCAGGATGAACTGCCTTTTTAATCTCACCCCTCCAATCTGCAATTGCAGCTCCAACTCTGACAACATAAGAGAAATCTTGATAATAAAATGAGTCTTGAATCTTCATCAGAGATTCACTCACTTTACCTTTATCATTTTCGTAAGCTCCTGCCGTAGTTCCAGTTGTTCCTATCTGTGCAGTAACAACCGCTTGAGATTGTTTGGTGACTATTGCATAATCCGTTGTTGATCCTCTTTTAATAACCTCATTTATCGCAAAGGTTCCAGAAGTCATTTGGACAGTAAGAAATTGTCGTGTATGATCCCATGCAGTAATAATACCTGTGGCTAAACTACTCTGACCTGAAATGGAATCCCCTACAGAAAAGGAAGTCGCTAAAGTGATATCTGGTGGAGAACCTACTTTTATATTTCTAGTGACAAGAATTTTAGTAGGTAACGAAATAGTAGGAGCTGTAGTAAATCCTGTACCAAACTTTTTAACCTCTACACCCTTAACTCCCCCAATACCAGATTGTGACCAAGGAAGGAATGTTGCACCTGTTCCATGTGCAGTATATTGTGTAATTATAACATAAGCGGTACTTGTAGAACCTGTAATTTTTTCTCCTGCACTAAAGGAACCTGAGAGTCCTGTAATTGTAATATATCCAGATCCTTTAGATGCAATAGTTGCCGATGCCCCACCAGAATTTGTAATAGTCTCTCCGGCAACCAATTGAATTGCAGATCCAGTTATAGCTCCCTGAGTCCATCTAATAGTTGCAGTAGTAGATACCACGGATGGTGGTGATTCATAACCAGATCCTCTATTGCTCATAAGAACATGAACAACCTCTGTAGACTCATCTGGAACACTCAGATCTGCAAATGTTGCTGTTTCTAATTGTATCTGAGCTCCAGTATATGCATCATTTTTTTCAGTTGCATCTTCGTATATAATATGATCCACTTCAGAAATATCAGTACGATATTCACCTTGTACTGTATTACCTGAAACCTGTCTATCATAATCTCCAATTTCTGGACCGATTGCTCCACCGACATTTATAATCTTTGCAGTTGCCCCAGATCCCTCTGTATTCTGATTATCAAAATATAAGTCTTGACCTATTGCATAATTAATACCAGGCGAATCGATAATAATTTCTTCGACTTCTCCAGATCCTACATCTACAATTTCAATAGAAGCTTCTTTACCTTCTACACTAGTTACTGTAATTGCATCTCCAGTTGTGTAAAAAGATCCTGGCGTTGTTACTTCTGAACCAGAAATAATTGCCTGAATTGTACCAGAGATAGCAACATCAACATCTGAATTATCAATACCAGAAATCACTGCACCCTGTACAAATGATCCCACTATAGAATCAAGCTTGAGAATCAATTCATAAACAGTAGTCTCACCCTCTTGCATCTGAAGTGTACCTTCCACTGTAGCAGATGCAGTTTTAGCTCCAATCGTTTCGTCAACCTTTTGGGTAATTACTTGTCCGACTAAATTTGCAGGATTGTTTGCTGTTGCAACAACTCTAATAACAGTATTACTAGTCCATTCACCAGCAGATACTTTAAGAAGATTGTCCGTAGGATAAAAAATCTCAGGAGTTTCCCCAAACATCATTCTAAAAAACGCATTATGACCTTCTTTCGTACCCTTTGCACGATAAAGATCTCGAACACTCTTTACAAGATTACGTTTGGAAACGCCTGGGGCTACAGTATTAGGAACAGCAGTAAGATATGTATCCCTAAACTGATCAAGAAAATCGGTAAGAGTTGTGTCAATATTTGCATATTCCAACAACTGTTGAATATTCTGAACTGGATTTCCTTGATACTTGAATATGGTTCCACGAGCTTTACTCGTAGACCCTTCAATAACTTCACCGACTTGAAGAAATCTATTATGTTCAACATAAAGGACAGAATTTGAATTATCTTCAGCTAAAATAGAGGCAACAGCGCCAGAAGTAAGACCTGTAACAGTTTCTTCTTTAAGGAATGCCCCAAAAACAGAATCCTCTCCAACTACCTTAGTGTCATCTTCCAGTAGAAGATAATTATCAGTAAGTAAATTCTCTAAAAGAATAGTATCATAATTTTGAACATTTGTCATAGTAATCTTTGCAGATTCCATGAACTGATAATACAGTCTTAGAAACTCTACAAAGACAGGATGATCGTTCCTGACAAACTCTGGAAATTTATCTTCTATAAAAGATGAAATTTTCTCATCTAAAAGTGTAGTTGCCATATTATGAAGTTGTGTATGCGCTTCCTACTGCGGCTGTCGAACTTTTTGTGGTGTAACCTACACCGGCAATTGATTCACCTGTTGCAAACGTATCAATCTCAGCTGTAACTGTACTCGATACAGTATCAATCTCAACAACTTGGTTTCTAACAGGTATAACATCATTTGAATCTGGTTTGATTGTAATATCCAATTTTCCAGAAGAAGATACTACCGCTGTAATATTAAATGAAGTGAGAACTATTTGTCCTGTGGTATAATTGATAGTTCCTGCAGCTGCATTAGTGATTGTCTTTGTTGTACCACCTAACAAATAGAAAGTTCTAATATTACCATTTCCATCATCATCTATATACTGAACATTTGTATTTCCAGACAAATAGAATCCACCAGATTCCACTACAGTCTGTGTCCATCCAGCTGCTGGGTGATATGCTGTATTATTGAAATTTATTGTATACTTGGTAGATGTTCCTAGTGTCAAAGAAATAGATCTTTTTAATTTTACTGCAACTGTACTTGACAATATTGATACATCAGTTGCATCGAGTTCTTTAAGTAGATTTGAATGCCTGAATACTGCATCAAATTTCTCAAGATTATTTGTATTGAATGTAGAAATTGTTGTTTCTGCCAATGCCTTTAAATCTGAATTGGTCTTGGTAGTAAGAGTTGAATTATATTTCACTGTAGTAGATAGAACGAGTTGAAGTATCTCTGGATCAACAATAACAGGAGTTATTGAGGCCACATTGTAATTTTTCAAACTTGTTATGATCTGATTCTTGGTTGTGGTAGTCAATGAAGATCCAGTTTTTGGTCTGATAGAAATATAAACCCTTCCGTAAATTGCAGGATCATTATCTTCACCACCCCAAACCTGTACTGATTTTATATTTGAATATACACTTGGAAGAATAGACTTATAATCATCTGGTGTGACAGCTCTTCCTTGTGATGCATATTTTAAAGGTGCATTAAACTTAATTGAGTCTACTGTTTCACCTATACCTCCACCTGAAGCTGATGATGTTGTTAATGCAGTCACATTGGAATATCCACCTACTGTTGAAGCTGAAGTAAATGCAGATGCTCCATCAGCAAGATCTCCATTCGTAACCACATAATCCAATATAACAATATTACCATCTATAGGTTTATATCCAAAAACTCCATCGCCAAAGTATACCTCAAATCTACCATTCTCAACCTCTTGCAAAAAATATACCTTTGAAGTAGAAGTTAAAGTTGTATAATCTGTATTCAGAGTATAGGTTTCTGTAGTAGTATCTGAAGATGAAGTCTGCACCCGAACTCTAAGTGTATTAGTATCAGCTCGGGCCGATGGGATAATAAATTGTTGTTCTAAATTAGAAGAGTTTACTGTATAATTAAAAGAGGACCATGTTCCCTCGTAAACTTTAACCTCATCAAATTGGAAAGTCCCTGTATCAGATGTGGCAGTATGATCTGTAGTTGTTACAAATTGATAATTAACTGAATCTAAAGTAGTTGTGAAAACCGCACCCGATGACAATGTAAGAGAAGTCTGTGTAATAGGAACACCTTTAACTGTAACTGAAATAGTTGCGGTTGATGCTCTCATGGAGGCTGGAAGATACCCCAAAGACTTTGCATGAGATACTGCACTAGCTCTAAGTAATGAAGAATCCAAGAACATTTCATTTGCAAGCATATTTGCATGGAATGCTTGGTAATGAGTATTATATGCAAGAAGATCCATGAGAACTGCCATTCCAGATCCTTCAAAATTATAGTCTGAAAATTGAGTTTGTTGTGATAAGAAAGTCTTGAAATTATTTTTGACTGCATCAAAATCCAGATCAGTAATTTCTATTTTTCCCTTTGAATTGATAGCCATATTATCGTACCGCTTCTAAAAATGTTTGCATTTCTTGTAGTTCGGCAGGCATATTTTCCACATAAAAATAGATCCGAACATCGTAGGTATTAGTATCTGGTACAGGAAAAGTTTCTACTGTTTCCACCATAGCTCTAGGCTCATAATTGGTAATCATATCTTCTATCTCTTTGGATAGCATAGTACCAGTAATAATACCAAAATTTTCAAATAGTAATTGGGAAATATTAGAACCGATCTCAGGATGGAACGGCCTATCGTAGTGATTAGTGAGTAAAAGATTACGAATAGAACGCTTAATTGCATTCACATCCGTAATTGATGCTACATCACCAGTAATTGGATGGGCATTAAAATTTAAGTTCAGATCTCTATAGATCCGACTTGATCTTTTTTCGTTTTGTTGACTTGCATCCCAAGGCATAGTATTCCCCTATGTTATTATTTATAGGAGATCACCTACCTCTTATTCTTTATCATGGAGAGTTTGCGATTCCTTATGCTCAGGATCGTCTTTCTCCTTGAACCAATAGTCAGCTGTCTTGGTTAATACGGCTACATAAGTACCAATCAAAATATTGATGAGATCTCGATATGTATCATTAACTGTCTCAAAAAACAGAACGTATATCAATATAAAGAAAATAGAAAATACAATACCACTTATAATAAATCGTGCTACAAAATTCCACTTTTTTCGTTTTTCAATCGGCTCATGTTTGTCGCCATTTCCTTTAGGTTGTTCTTTTGCCATTTCAGTTTGATTATTAAATTCCATGTCATTCAATTCAAATAGGGTTTAGGAGTTGACTTTTGAAGCTCTACCCAATCCTTCCAATCGTCTTTTTCTAACTCCTTTCTCCTCATCATCTCTCTATGATGAACTTGAGCCATGTGTTCTGCAAATATCCTAATCATTTTAGGCATATCCACTATAGACTCAATACCTTCTCTCTTATACTTATAATTCTTTAACTCCTCTTCTGTATCTACCCATGTTCCTACCCAATTCCACATTTGGCCTGGAAGACATTCCCATTCTAATATCAAATACCCAAAATCATGTTCCTCATTCTTTACTGGAAAGAATACATGATGACACCCCATTGATGGGAGAAATGGGAACTCTGGTTTTCTATAAAACATATGACGAATCTGAAGTTCAAACCCAGTTCTCAGTTCGTCCCTAGCGGCCCTGTCCACGATATCGCTTCCAGTTTCGTCTTTTGTGTTTATTCAAAGGTCTAGATCTCCGACTCTTACCTATAGAAGTTTTCTTAGGTGATGTTTTAATTTTAACTAATGACTTTGCCTTAGCCATTATGCACCACTTCCTGCACCTACAGTAGATCCACCACCTACAATCATACAACCACATGAAAGCATATCACCTATTCTCGCAATCTTTTTACCTTCAGCGGTTGCAGTAGGAGAACCTTGAGTTATAGTGCCATTGAGAACTGGTGAATTTGGTGCCACACAAGGTGATACTGTTCCATCACCCACTACTGCGGCCGCAGCTCCATTTAACATAACACTAGGGGCGCCTGGACCACCAAGTACATTTGGTGGGTATGGTCCATGTCCAGAAGTTTGATCACCTACTCTTGCCATTGATCCGGCCATATTATCTCCTTATTATTGCCATGTGCTAGGATCGGGAACTGCATCTAAACTCTTATATGCATTTTCATAATCTTGTTTATACCGATCCCTATCTGTACTAAAGTTATTTAGGATTTTTATAGTAAAAGTTGCAGTAGTAGAACTAGCATGAGCTGCAAGTGGTGGTTTTAACCCAAAACCTAACTCAAAAGTTATAATAAATTCTCCATTATCTCTACCATACCCTTCACTTTTAACTTTTGCATAATCCGATCCATTAAATTTTGGAATATATGCTTCAGGAGTCCAAGGCACAACCCAATCATTTAATTCTAAAATATCTCCCTCAATCGTTGCAGTTGTAACTGAAGTACCAACTCCTGCTACAGCAACGACACCATCATTTTCTATCTTTATTTTAATATCTGGGAATATATCAAAAGTACCAGTTGCAGTAGTTGGTAATGTTGATGGATGATTGAGTCCACTTAAAGAATCTCCCAAATATGAACTGGGCATTGAAACAGAATTTAAAGTTATTATAGGGCCTGCAAGTTCTTCTAAACCATCTAATGGAGTGCCTGGACCACCAGCTGGTGGAGCAGTAAAGGGTAAATTTATAGCTTCTGTTACCGACATTACTGCCGGAGTAGTCATTGTAAAAGATGTTTTATTATTAAGTGGTGGCTCGGTTATAGGAGTAGGTGGGGTTATTGATGCATCAAGGACATCCCCACCATCATCTCCTACTACAGTAACAGTGTGCATCGTCATATATTGAGGTCTGGCGGGCATTAGTTAAAACTCACTGTTGCACCTTTGATCGTTGTAGCAGCAGATGCTTCGGCTGTCAACGCCGCAGAGGTCTTAATTGTTAATGCACCAGTACTTTCAATATTTGTTGCACCAGTAATTTCTGTTTTGAGAGCGGCTCCAAAAGTTTGTGTAACGGCTTTAGATACATCAATAGTCCATGTATCACTAAAGGTTTGAGAAACAGCTTTAGATACATCTTGTGTCCATGTATCTGAATATGTCTGGGCAACCGCTCCAGTAATTGTTTCGGTAAGAGTATTATTGTAAGTGTGTATAACAGCCCCCTCAATGGTTACTGTTTCCGTTCCAGCAGTTATCGTAGTTTCTCTATTTCCTTCTGTGATAGTTTCATACAAATTTCCTTTGGATATGACATAAGAAACTGTTCCTAGAGGATCAGACCCAATTGAAGATTTAGCCCCATCCCTAGTTTCTTCTCCTGTACAATGTATATTCATATTTCCATCAACAGTCAAAGAATAATTTCCTTTAATATAAGTATCTTGATTTCCTCCAATAATAGTAGTCATATTAACATGATCGGGAGTCTTGAGGACAACATTACCACCCTTATCAATTTCAAAAAATGTACCTAATCTATGGAAAATTTGGATTCTTTCATTTCCTTCTGTATCATCAAACTCTACATAATGTCCACTCTCTGATTCAAATACATGATTGAAAGGATAGGCAGATTTTTCCTGAGTAGATGGTTCTTGTTGTAATTCTGTTTCTTTTAAGGATTTTCCAACAAGATATTTCCATTTAGTATGAACTTTATCATTTTTGTCAGAACCGCCCTTAATGGCATAAGAAGCATGAGCTTGAGTAAACTTGGAAAAGTCCCAACCACTCGAAGTATCACTAGGATCATTTTGTGCAAGCAGATTGGTATCTGCCATATTCACATAAGATGATGTTGGGTATTTACTATTAGGATCTTTAAATCCACCCCCTTTAGAAAATCCACCAGCTTCACTTGAGGCTATTTCTGTAAATTCTGACGGACTTCCTGTATTCTTTCCTGGCAATGTACCTAAAATAATAGGTTCCTGCATTGCAGGATCTCTAAAGAATCCCAGAACCCAAGTACCTTCCAGAAGAAAATGAGGTGAAACACCAATACCAGAATTACCACCAGCTGTGACTGGCATCATTACATGGGCCCAAGGTAAATCGGATGTAGGAATTTTAGAGGTATTCTCAGTATGATACCCTAAAGCCCTAACACGAACTCTACTACAATGTTCTGGATCTTGACGATCTTCAACTACTCCAACGAACCAATTGAAACCATCTTTACCCATAAAATAAGATGCATTTTCCATAAGAATATTTATTCTAATAAGTGGGCCTAAAAAAAGGGGGAACACCCGAAAGTGTTCCCCTCAAAAATGAAAGTAAATCCAAGTATGTATGAAACTACGCAGACATAGCTTCTCTCGCAATTTCTTTCATAGATGAACTGTGGTATCTATCAACCACTTCTTCAAGGATTTCAGAATACTCGGCGTATTCATCTCCGTAAGATCTCAGTCGAGAAACAGTCCTTCGTCCTTCACGAACAAAGGAAATGACCAGATCTGAAAACCCATTCCAAGTTGAACTGTATTCAGCGAACCTTCCGATTCCTGAAACAGTAGTAGACCAAGTAGAAACAATCCATCTTCCTTCAGTCCAGAGATACCCAAACTCAAGGTGACTGTTTTCTCTCAGATATTCTTCAAACTCAGACCTTGACTCAAAGATCTCAGCTTCTTCTGTATGAACTGACTCTGAAAGGGAAACTTCCATGTCTTCTGACAGGGAACTGAAATACCCAGCAGAGGAAACCCTCTCTGCCGATTCTTCAGAACTATAATGTTCCAGAAGTGTCATTCCGACACCAGTTTCATATCCATCGTAATGGACATACGAACTAACAACTGACCCATCACTTCTCAGATAGGCAACAACTGAATTTGTACTCATATCAAATCTCCAAAGGGAGTTAAAAAAGAAAGAAAGGATTTATTTCCTCTCTCATCGTTACATTAGTATTATATCAAACGATCTAACCATTGTCAAGTCTTTTTTTAACTTTTTTAACAAAGGGTCATTGGGACTTCCGGCCTGCCGTCCTTCACATCCCTTTGTCTCACCACCATGAGAACGGGCAGAATTGTTAGACCCCTTGTCAAAAAAGTTAAATGAAAAACCATGGCCCCTGTTCCGTTACTGAACACTGACAAACAGGGACCACATAATCAACCTACCTCCAAGCACAACTAGGGGAACTACCCACGCATCAGAGATGTTATCTCACTATAGCGTCTTGGAACCTCATCCACCTCGCTTACCTCGGTTGACTTAGGCTACCTTAGTCCAGACCAATTCATGTCTGGATCATTGAACATATCAATCGCTTCCGAGCGATGCATTCTTTCTATTGCTTCATCGACCTTGCGTTCCACAACAACGTGTTCTGGCTCCTCAAGATCGGTATCAACAATTTCCATGTGTTCATCCTCTGGAATGTCAATCCATCTCCAATTCTCTCTACGTTCCAAATCTACAGGAATCACACAAATCTTAGTAGAAAGAACAGAGGAGTCTTGACCATCAGTATTGATGACCTTCCACAAATCGCCATTCTCACGAATACGATTCTTACCATGTCTGGTCTTACCAGACATCTTAATAATATCACCAGCAAAGAATTTCATTAGAACCTCACTTTCTTACGGCAAAGGGATTTGGAAAGGCGTTTCTTGTCACAACCTTTCCGTTTGGTTGAGAAACGAGTCATGCGAAGCACGGCATCGATTTTTTTGATTTCAGATAGTGTTTTCATAATTCCTCTCTCATCTTTCACTTACAGTATATCAAAAGGACAATCATTTGTCAAGTCTTTTTTTCCTTGCATTCATCTTTTTTTCTGCAAGACGAAGCCTCTTGTATTCCTTACGATTCTCTCCGTTACGATACTCACCTTTAGAGGTATCCCAGAACAAAAAGGCTTTACTAGCCACTTGTTTAGCAGCTTGTAACTCTAGGGTCTTGGGACTTGTTTTTGGTTTCATGTTCTCACGAATCCACTCACGTTGTGGTGACATTGCACCCATTACTTTTTTATCAGACATTCTATACCTTTCATTAGAAGTAAAATACCCAGCCCCACCGAGGCAAAACTGAGTAGTAGAAATAAATCAACCATAGTATGTCTCACTTTCAAAAGAGTCAGCGAGAGCATTAAGTTCATCCATAGAGATCAGTTCGACCTCTTCAATAGTCTCCTTGTATTTTCGGATCTTTAATTCAACTGTCTCTTCATTGTGAACCTCATGAAGTTCTGTCTCCAAATAGATCTCCCTCTCGTTCATTGCAGTCTCTTTCGAGCAATACAATCCAAGAGACTCTTCACGAATCGGTTCATATTCAGATTCTCGAAACCTACGAATCAGTTCCCAATATGTATTCTTTTTTGTTCTACCCATATTCATCCTATAGAAAAGGGGGCTTGTTGCCCCCAAGGTTATCAATCCATCCGACTGTCAACATAACATCGGATACCTTCTTCACCAAGAACTCTGGCGAAGGCTTCACAATACGCCTCTTTACGAGCAAGAGACTGTCCGAACTCTCGGCAAGTCATGTAGAAACCACCATAATAGTGCTTCCAACCAAGACCATACTTCTTGAGAAGTGAAACGAACTTACCACGGGCGGGCTTAATTACCACACCAGCGAAACCACACGCACCACCCTCAACAAAGTAGGTGGGCTTGGAGTGATCAATGTCACTTCCAAAAGGGGTTGAAGGAGTCCCAACGATCATTGGGGTTACTTTTTCGCCGTTTCCGGCACGCATCCCTGCGAGATGAGCTTTTTCGTAAAGCTCTCGTTCTGTACTTTTACTCATTTCGATCTCCGAAAGAGGTTATCAATTAACTCAACAATTATATAATATCACACTTGAGACAATTTGTCAAGGCCTGGTTTTATAAAACCAACTCACCCCGATCCATTGCTTCAATAGCCCTAGCACGAAGCCGAGCAATGTCCAAGGAATCCATCTCATGCTCCTCAGCAATTTCTGCAATCCGAGCATCCAAACGAGCTCGTCTTTCAATTGCAAAATCTCTTGCGATACTTTCTGCGATTTCCAAACTTTCCATAATTCTCCTATTAGAGAGTAGTGTACATTCCTGTATGAGACTCAAAGAGACTCACCAGCATATCATTATAAACATTGTCGTATGTCCTGACTGACTTCATTTCACCCATCTTAGTTACCTTGGCGAAAGTGACATCATAAAGATCAAGACCATTCAGACTGACTTCCATGAAATTCGCATTGGTCTTGTTTCGACCAATTCTCATACGAATCCCATTCTCAGTTGACACCATCATTTTGGCACCTGTCATGACACGAAAGCGATTACCACCTAGTGTCCTGTAAATTTCATTAGCAACATCACTCATTTCATTCTCCGAAAAGGTTTCTCTCAATCATCAGTTTATATTATACCAAATAGAGGTAAATTGTCAAGTCTTTTTTTTTATCCGTCACTTTTCCGTCACTATTGACATGACGGATAAATGACGGATATGTGGTCATTACAAAGCACCTGTCCAACGGACACGATCAAAAGACCTATCCAGAACATTCCCTCTACGGAAGTTCCTTGCAGGAGTCTTCCAACCAGCGGGCATTAGAATGTCACCGAACTCAAACTTCTTGTCATCATCAACTGCAACGACAAAAGCCTTGACACTAGTACCATCAGTGACCTTGACATACTTCTTACCCATCGAGTACTCAAGAGATGCACAATACTCTCGACACATTCGATCTGAAACAGTCTCACCATTCTCATCACGAACCCTCTCAGGATTTCGTGCATTGGAACCACCAGACCATCTTTTATAGTCATCTCTCATGGCATCCAACATTGCATCCAAACCTTCTACTAGAGCTTCAACTCTTTCACCATATACACTCATAACAATCTCCTATAAAGAAAAAGCAATTACAAAATTAACATAGACAAGTGCAAGAGCAAATGTCCAACAAACCAAACCTTCAGCTACACTCAAGTAACCAGCACATCTCTTAGGTATTCTCATATCAACTGTCCCATGAAAAGTTCTCCAAAAATTCTGGGGGTCTTGTTGACCCCCTTAGTGTGTTTAACTGAAATCAACTACGTTAAAGGTTTTACCATTCAAGATGATGGTCTTGACAACCCTCATCTTATTACGTTCAACTGAACGACCAGAGTCAAACATTGACTCACCAGACTCAAAGAATCTGTTACTTCCATCATGACCCTCAAAAGTCTTTTTGACCTTTGCGGTAACTGTTGTGGTGTTTACTTCTCCCATTAGTTCCTTTCGGTAGGAGGGTTAAAAGAGAGGAATATCCTCTCTCAGTTTCTAATTATATTGTATGTCATTTCCCTCAAGATGTCAAGACAAAAATGCATTGGATTTAATGTGTTCTATCTTGTCATGAAGGGACAGCTTCTCGCCACTCTCAAGGCACTCAAAAGCTGCATTGTTTTCCAGAAGTGAAATCTTTCTCACCAGATCCCACTTCAACTTGCGAGCGGCATCCAGATCCTCTTCCAGAACAGCAATCCTAGAAGCAACATCTACCAAATCATCATTTGCCATTTCTAACATGATGTCACGTTTACCACGATTATAATCGTCCATATTATCTCCATCCATCTCTTGCCATATCGGCAAGTTCGATACGGGCTTCTTCTTCAGCCTCAAGTTCATCAATGAAAGCGATGATTTCCTCATCACTCATTTCCTCACCAATCCAACCCATAAGATCAATATCCATTTTTGTCTCCTTATTTGACAACTACGATTTCACCATTAAACACATTGACTTCAAAGTGATTCATAACCAAATCCTCATCTGTCCAGCGATCACTCTTATCAGCGATCCTGAAAGCAAGTTCTCTTGCCCACTCTAGACCCTCATCAAGAGTCTCAAAACTCTCACGATGATTGAAGGAACCAAGTCCCTTCTCTTTTGTCTTAACTTCTGATATCCACATTATACAGTCTCCATAGGAATGGTTAATTCGTCATAAGTATAACAACTATCCTCATAACATTCTTTATATCTGTCTCTTTCTCTAGTTACTCTTTCAAGTTCTTCTCTTAACTCTACAACCTCAACTCTAAGGGTTGCACACTCATCAATTAACTCTTCTCTTGTTACGGACATTTTGTTCTCCGAAAAAGGGTTTCTCTTAACTGTTCACTTATATTATACCAAATTTGAACCAGATGTCAAGTCTTTTTTCACATACCATATTCAGACCAGTAATGTTTCTTCTCTCTTGAATAGACATTATGTTTCTTGATTTTCCATTTCACAATCATGGGCTCTCCGTGGTCATCTTCATCAATAAGAACATGGACTACAGTTTTCAGAACCCTTGCCATACGAAAACCTCTGTCCATTTTCCAACGAGAAGTTACCCAGACACGATGAACAAACTTATCCTTCAGACCATAATCTGCATACGCTACCCAATCATCTTCCTTGGCTTCTGAATATTCAAAAAATTGACCAGTTTCTTTAGATTCAAAGGAACCAATAATTGAGCTGTCTCCTACATTAAAATAAGTACTAGAATCAGCAAATGCCATATTTAATCTCCAAAAAGGGTTTCTCTTAACTGTTCACTTATAGTATACCAAATTTGAACCAGATGTCAAGTCTTTTTTTTAACCAATCTCCTCAGAGGTGATATAAACGACATACCGATCTGACTTTTCTCGCCATGTTCCAGCCACACCTTCTAAAATTTCAATAGAAGGGGTTGCAAATTCAAACATACAAACTCTTCTTTCCGAAAGGGATTTAGTCCAATCGGCGTCAAACACACGCAATACGAAATACATATCCTTCATTAGAATTCCTCTCTAAGGCGGGTTTTAATATATTCAATAGCCGAGGTGAGACTGTTCATTCTCTCAACCCACTCCGACTCATGGGTGAAGAAACCAACTGCACCAGCAAGTTTCATTTTTCTGATTCTCAGATCACCCAACTCACTTCTCAAACTGATTTCTAATTCTGTCATTTCTTTCATTAGAACATACTCCCTCTAGAGGTTAAAGACCAATTATCCAGATCATTTGCTTCTCGCAGATCAGAATACTCACACCACTCACAGGCTCCATCGACTTCATAGTGAACCATGTAATCGTGGAGTCCATCTCCGTTAAATGAACGCTTTGTCACTTCACCAACCAGATCATTCAAGGCATGAACCACAACCATGTCACCTATTTCCCATTTTCTTTCCATTTTCGATCTCCGAAAGGGTTATCTCTCTCACTCAACAATTATATTATACGTTATTTTGGGGTCATTGTCAAGAACTTTTTTTTTCTTCTTCTCTTTTTTTCCAGAAATATTCCATGCAGTCATCCCAGCCTCTATCGTACTCCTTCTTGAGTGCCACTTGGATTTGTGCAGAAATCATCTCTGCCACATTCTCTCTCAGAGAGCTCACTTCTTTTCTCAGATCCTCTACAGAATCTTGGTATGCAATACTCATGTTTTACTTCCTTTGTTATACAGAATTTTGACATGGGAAATTCGGGTCTGATTCTCTCCACCCCATTGCCCATATTTTGCAATGCGACCTTTGACCTTGATGCAGTCTCCAACAGCCACTTCTTCCATCTTGACAGGAGTGTTCTTGACAGTCCCATAGAAGGTCACTACATTCCCATCCCTGTCCACCAGAGTATGCAGGGAGTAGTCACGAAAGTCTCGACTCTCGACCAGTTTCACAAAGATCTCAACTGGAGTCCCAATGCGAGCTTCTCCATTGGTCAGGTGCTTGGACTTTGGGGCCACAATATGATCAACATTCTTTTCCAACGCCATGATTTCCTTTTTCAAACAATGATTATATTTTGGGTCTTGGGGATCTTTCACACAGTCTCCTCACTTTTCACAAAGGGTTTTCTAGAACCCCAGAACTTCTTCACATTCCTTCCAGAATCCCAGAAAGGATACTAACAATCCTTTCTCCATTCCGTATGCACGAACCTCATAGGGTAACTTAAAGTATTCCACCAGAGTCTCCGCTTCGTAGTTCACACCTTTCCACATCAACCCAGAATCTCTCCAAGTCAACTCACCAGAAACGTAGTCACTCACATGAACCAGTTCATGACACAGGGTCTTGAGGACATCGTGTGCCCACTCAGTTTCACCCTTCTCTCGTCCGTATTCATCAAGAGTCAAACGATGATGGTCAATGATAACATCGAACTCTCTAGGACGATACCTATTGGTCCATTCAGAGATCTTGGCTTCACCCTCTGCGGCATGGTGCCTCAGATGAAGGTTAATTCTCAGGTTATCTCTCATACGTTTAGAGACACCCAATTCACTCAGAGTATGTTCGACACAAACCTTGAGTCCCATACGAAACTTTGAATCAATATTTCTAGCGTGAAGTTTAATTTCCATTGAGTCTCCTCTTTTTTAACCTTTCACTTATATTATACCACATGGGAGTCCCATGTCAAGTCTTTTATTTTAAAAAAATGTAACAGAATATTCGGTAGACTCTCCGTTGCAACGCCACGTTCCTTTGTGGGATGTAGAGATTTTCGTTCCGACACAGGTGAAATTAGATACTTTCGCAGACCAACTCCACTCTTTCCCGAAGGGGTCAGAAGAGAGCTCTGCGAGTTGCACTCTAGGGTTTGAGAAGGAAATCACAGGGGGAATGGCCACTTGGTGAATCACTTTGGTTGGCACTGCAACCTCTCTGATTATAACTTCTCGTTTTATAACCTCTTGTTGTATCTTGGTGATTATAATAGGGGGTTTCTCTGTGGGAGTTTTGAGGGAACAGGTGGGACACTCGTTATTTACTATTGGGCAGCCTTTGGGGTCATGACAGACCCACTCAGGAGTCCCTTTGGAAATATTAGGAGTCCCTAAAATTAGTATTAGCAAAAAAATATATAGAAACATTATTATTGGATTTATAGATTAGATTTCCGATCAGCTTTTTAAATAAGGACACTAACAAAGCCCCAAAGGGACTCAGAGATACTCGGTTTCCCTCATGCACCTCTGAGGTAACTGAGAGAGGCTTGTTCCCTCTCACGAGTCTCCCCACTTGTCTTTCATCGCCGTGCCAACCAGCCGTACTGCATCCGAACTCACAGGGGCAATTACATCGGGTCTTAGCCACTCCGAATACCCTCTCGGAACTCCACAGGGCACTAGCGGGAAGGGTGGGAGCATAACCCCTTCCTATTGTCGTTTGGTCATCCTAGATCATTGGCAAATCATGGGTGTGTGGTTCAGGTCCGACCTTTTCATTGGGGGTTCACTTTACAGACCAAGTGTTGTATTGTGTGGGCTGTGGCTCTTGCTTCACTGGTAGTATCAAAAGAGGGACTACACCCACACTATGAGCACTGAAGGGGTCCAAGGACTGTCCAACTTCGGGTTTCCTCCCCCTTACTCACTCTAAAATCAGGCGTGTTGATCAGTCTCACCACTAAGGGCTACACCACGCATCTGACTTACTCAGAGTGTCTTCAGTGTCTTCATTGACACAGGGGAATTTCTCTTCCCTCACTCTCACATTTATATTGTCTCAAATTTTGTCTACATTGTCAAGTCTTTTTTTCAGGTTTGTTTGGGTTCTCGTCCAATCGTATCCAGACTCTAACTGGTGTACCGACCCTGACCCAAAGTCACTCTCTCATCTTACATATACATTGTCTCACATCTGGAGTGAATTGTCAAGTCTTTTCTTTAG